CTAAACCAGTTGCCAAATTTAGATAAAAATGTTATACTTCGTAATAGAAATCACGAAAGGTTTTTGTCTCAATTAGCTTCTCACAGAACGCATCATCTTTTTCTTTAAGTATAAGATTGAATGCATAGTTACTTGCACCTTCTAATTTAAAGTCTGTCAAATATTTATTTGAATCTAATTGAGATAAAAACCTTTCGTGATTTCTATTACGAAGTATAACATTTTTATCTAAATTTGGCAACTGGTTTAGACCAAGTATACCGCTCAATTCATTGTTACGCATATTGTAGGATGGGAATGCAAAAATGAAATCAGGATTTAATTCTGGATGCATTCCTGTGTAGTAGTCTTTGGTGTCCTGCGTTGATGCTTCACGAACCATACCATGAGAACGCATCATTCGAAGATTTTCATAGACTCCTAGATTGTCGGTGCAAATCATACCACCTTCAATCGTAGTCATATGATGAGCATAATAAAATGAAAAGTTAGACATGAAACCATAGCTACCTAACTTCTTACCATTATGTGTCGCACCATGTGATTCGCATACATCTTCAATCAGTATGATACCACGCTTTGTCAATTCATCTAAAAGTTTATCAGATAGAGCATTGAAACCTTGGATATGGCTTAGAAATACTGCCATCGTATCAGAAGTAATTGCTTCTATGATGGCATCAGTATTCATGCCTAAGGTATTCATATCAACATCTACAAATACGGGTCTAAATCCGGCTTGAATAATAGAGTATATGTCAGAACTCCAAGTCAATGTAGGTACAATAATTTCACCGTACCCTGGATTCAATAACTTAAGTATAGACATTGACAATAGATTGGCTGATGCGCCAGAATTTACAAATACAGAATACTTCACACCCAACCATTCAGACCATGCCTGTTCAAACTCTCGACACTTTGGTCCATTCGTCAGTATTGGATCATCCTGTTTCAAATGTTTAATCATCGCATTCAAATCTTTGCGACTAATATTGTTACGCATCAATGGATATTTCATAATGTCCTCACTATTTGACTACCATCATTATCAAATTTAAATGGTACCCACACTTTAATCGAATGCATTTTTTCTTTAAAATCTTTTTGTTTCTCAGGAGGCACGATGAAGAAGAAGAAACCTCCACCACCTGCACCCATAAGTTTGCCACCAAACGCACCTGCTTTAATAGCTTCTTTATAGATATCGTCAATCCATAAATCACTTATACCATCATATAGTTGTCGTTTGATTGCCCAACCTTCTTGCAAATGTTTACCAATTGTCAACATATCATCTTGTTTCCAAAGAGATCGGATGGCTTGATCTGTCAACTGCATCATCTCTTTTAGGTAATGATAGTTGTCACCACGCTTAATGTTTTCTACCTGTTTCTTTGATAGTTCTTCTGCATACCTACTTACACCAGAAAATCCTAACATGATATGTGATTCTAACACATTTCGGTAATCTTTGTCAAGCTTTAACTCTCCGCAATTCCATTCATTGCCAGGTCCCATGTTGATGAGTTGAATGCCTCCATATGATGCCATGATCTGATCTTGTATACCAACATTTTCACCAATGAATTTTTGTTCAACAGTAATTGCGGTAGTTGCAAGTTTTTTTGCATCAGGTGTATGACCTTTCATTTCATATAGTGCATGAAGAAGTCCTACTGTGAAAGAAGAACTTGAACCTATACCTGATCTTGCAGGTAGGTCTCCATCATGGCTGATAGAAATGCCATCTTCCATATTCATAAATTGTAGGCAAGCCCTTGCTGATGGATGATTAATTTCAGCAATGCTCTGAGTGCTTTCTATGCGTGAATATACAATACGATTTTTATACTCAAAGAATGGTTGCAATTCTCGTAATGTAATCCAACAATACTTTGCCATAGCAGCAGAAACGATTGTGCTAGGGTTTGTTTCAAACCAAGCAGGGTAATCTGTACCACCGCCAAATAAAGATAGTCTATAAGGTGTTTTAGTTATAATCATTTTTCGCTGTAATAATCTCCATATTCAACCAATATTGTTGAGCGATTGTCATCACGCAATAATGCTCTTTCATACGCGGGAAAGATTTGGTCAGGTTCATCAAGTCGTATAACTTCTATAGTCTTACACATCAATTTAAATGCATCGGTATAATCACCAATATGTTGATGTTGTGGATGTAATGGTCTTTCGGAACCAATACTTGTTCGTATAATTACTTTGCCTTTGTAGTTAGACATTAGTGGTAGTTTATCTACATGATTAACTAGCTGACTAACTGCACAGAGTAAGAAGTTCCATCGTGGGTAAATAGAAACAGGAATCACACCGTTTAAAGCCATACCCAAAGACATACCCATTTGCATTTCCTCTGCAACAGGTAATTCTAGTAACTTATCTTTTGAAATATCTTTCAGCGTGTTAGACATTCCTGTTCCTGCATATGCAACTGCTTGACCCATAAACAGAACACGATTGTCTGTTGCTAGATATTCCATCGTTCGTTTTAGTTCATCGAAATATTTCAAAATTGTACCCTCACTCCAGCACCCGCATGGGGATACTTAGTTTCGTATTCATAGTAATGTAAATGCTTGCAAAACATATTCTTCCAAACACCATATTTGAAGAATGGTTGTTCATACTTCCATACATCTTTTGTATCGGTGCAAACTGATTTGCCATTGTTTTCAATGATAAATTTAATAGGCAAATTATGATTGACTGCATACTTAACGCATTCATGTGCCATACCAGATTCAGAAGTCATATCTCCTATGAAGCAATATACCTGTGCATCATCTTTGATAGACATGGCTGTACCAAGTGCAATAGGTAAATTGCCGCCTACGATTGCAGAAGAATATATTTTGTATTCAGGAAAACAAAGAGATATAGAACGACCTTCTATAATCTCATGTAAAAGATATTCTTTTGGTACACCTTTTAATAGGCATTGATAGTGTGAACGCCAAGAACAGAACACCCAATCTTTATGTCTAATCCCAGAAAAGATTTTAATCATCTCGTCTTCATTGCCGCTGTATAGATGGACAGGTGCTCGTATTTTGCCTTGATTGAACAATGATGCTACTTGATCCTCAAATTCTATAAGTTTTTCTTTAGTCATTGAGTATCTTTCATGTTGTATAAGTTCTTCTCTAATCACCGAGTATCTTTCTTTTTAATTTAATATGTGCCATTTCTTCTACATTTTTTCGTGACTGTTCACCAAACTTCTTTTCAACCAAACTTAAGAATGGTTGATGAGTAAAGTATTTTTGCCATGCATCATCACGAAATTTCAATACTTCAGCGCCAGACAAATACTTTGTTTGCATTGGTTTACAATCATAGGATAAGAATGCATATTCTTCAAAGGTCTCAGGTAAATCCCAGTTATTAGTCTTTGCAACTTTATACAAAGGACTACCAGGCAATGCCATCGCAGCATAGAAGTTACCATGCTCACAATTTAAATCAAGTGCTAAGTCTAAAGTCTCTTGCATTGTATCATAGTTATCATCTGGAAAACCAAACATATAGTTACCAAGAACATTGATATCAGCATCTTTGATTTGTTTGACTACATCCCGGATGTTGACCTGCTTGAATCTACCTTTATCAATCTCAAGTCTAACTTCTTGGTTACCTGATTCAATACCAAGTGCCAACCAATTGACGCCTGCCTTCTTAAACAATTCTAATTGATCTTCTCGCACAGAATCAACTCGCGCATAAGCCCAAAAATTAAACTGCATACCTCGATCTACCAAACCTTGAAGAATTGGTACATAATACTTCTTGTTCAGAAAGAACATTTCATCAGTCAGTCTAACTGTTCGAACACCATTCTCATACAGATGTTCAAATTGTTTTAGCATTAACTCTGGTGACCAAAATCTCATACCGCGAGAGTCTTGCGATGTTACATCTTCTTCATGTGAGGTACGATTGACAATATTAATCATACAGAAATTACAACCAAATTGGCAACCAAGCGAAGTATATACTGCCGCAAATGGTGTGCGACCTTCATGTGAAAAATTAGTATGCCAAAAGTGTGAACGATATTTATCTAGTAGATACTTGTCTTTAGGTAATAAATCCCATGCATACCCAGGCATCACAGTATCCATTTCAGAAGTAGGAACTATGCAACCGCCTAATGTTGGTCTAGGTAAACCATGTTTCTTATACCACATTCCACGAACCGCATCTAAATTATCTTCTAGATTAGTTTCTAGTAAATCAAGTAGACCATATACGCCTTCATTAATGAAAGCAAAATCAACATAACTATATTGAATTACTTCATGTGGTAATGATGATGCATGGGAACCAATGAATGCAATTTTTAAATTTGGGTGTGATAGTTTTAATTGTTTGGCAAGAGAACTGGCACCAATCATCATGGTGGTACCAGAATTTGGATTTTGTCCATAGAGAACAAATACAACTAGCTTAGGTTTGGTGCCTGCAATTTTTTCTGCCGCATATTCGTCCGATAGAGGACAGGCATCAAAATCTAAAATACAAGGTTCATGTCCCTTTACACGAACAGCATTTGCCAATAATGCTGCCCAGGTTGGCATCTCAATTGCCGAATGAACCTTTGATAAATCTTGGTAGGCTTTAGCCGCGCTACTTGGTACAACAAAACACACATTAGACATAACAACTCCATTATTAATGTAGAACTCTTTTTGTTCCTTCCTGTATTTCTTCTATTTCCATTTCTCCATCTATACTATCATCTTCATCATCATCTTCTTCGTCACTATTTAGGGCTTCTTCAAATTGGGTAAGCACACTATCATAATGTTCAACCAAATCTTCCCGTGGTTCAAACACACTCAAAATATCTGATGCATATAGTATAGCTTCATTTTCTTTAATTAATTCAACTGGCAACCAAGGCATCATTAGCATTACTGTTTTATTATTAGGTAATCTTTTAAGTATAATATGCATTGGTTTGTCTAAGAGTACCGTATCGTTTTCTTCATCTTCAAGATAGTTAGCAATAATATCTTCACCAGATTGGAGACGAACTATCTTTATGTTACTGTTCATGTTTTTAACTCTATTGGGTAAATTTTATATATGAATTTTTCATCATCATATATTTTCAATCGTTCTATGAAATGCTTTAGTGTGTAGTTTATAAACTTACCTACACGAAAATCATCTGAAATGTCAAACAATGTTGCAGCAGTTTTATTATCACCAACACGAAGACCTCTACCTATTGACTGCAAATTCCTAATCCTAGACTTCGAAGGAGAGGCAAAGAGTATGTTATGTAGGTTTCGAATATTAATGCCAGTAGAAAAAGTGCCGTAAGAAGCAACAATAATTGCATCAGATTCTTTTTCAGTAATAGCACGAATTGATTCCCTAACTTCAACATCGGTGCCACCATATACAAAAAATATACGGCGTTTGCCAGCAGATTCTTTGATAATCTCATACAAATCTTTTCCATGTTTCTCTACAAATTGAAATAGTATTAGAGAATTGCCTTCTAATGATAATGCAAGATTCTTAATGAATTGGTTTCTGGCATCATTTCTGACGATATATTCCATTTCATCGTTATAGTTCCAACCCTTTGCTATCTTACATACTGAGTCTGGATACTTTAACACTAAACATTTAATTTTGAAATCAGCAAGTTGACCTTTGTCGATTAACTCTGAGGTCGTAGTTGCTTTATATACTGGTCCAAATAAACCTTCTAGTACCAATCTATGAGTCTGTGTACCATCAAGTGTGCCTGTGGTACCTATTCTATATTTAGAGTTGACACAACCAGACAATATAGTGGTTAACGATTTAGCTTTAAACTGATGGGCTTCATCACCAAGAACAAAATCAAATTGCTCAAAATATTCAGCATCGTTTTTGTAGATAGATTGCCAAGTAGTGATGGTCAAAAACATTTTGGTATGTTTATCTTTACCTGCATACTGTCGATGACAATACTTAGATGAATTATAACCATAGTCTTCAAAGTCTTTATACATCTGTTCAACTAATGATGTAGTTGGAACAATCAGTAGACCACGCTTATGTTCTTGTTGTAGAAATCTCAATATGAGATAGAGTATTAGAGATTTACCTGATGCAGTTGGTGACAATAACAACATACGTTTATTACGAATTGCATTGATAAAGGACTTCAATTGATAGTCACGAACCTCAAGCGGTATCTCTAGCGTTTTGATAAATTCTTCTGCTTCATTAACAGAGAAGTTTTCTGTAACAATTAAATCTGAATCTATTGATAATTTGTAGTCTCGCTCATCACAAAACTTTTCAATATATGGTATCAGTCCACGGTAGATAGTGAATGATCTTAGATCAGCAAGGCGTATTTTGCCATCCCACATTCTTGATTTGTATGCGGGAGTAAATTGATAACCTGGTACATAGAAAGTAAAGTAATCACTCATCTCTTGAGCAATACCTTTGTCGCATTCAAAGGTAATGAATGCTTCGTTCTTTCTATGTAAGATTAAGTTATGCACCTTGTATGAATCTTTCCCATGCTATATAATCGCGGAGTTGGAATGTGCGTGAGTTCAATTCTTTCATTATACTTTGGCACAGTTCTACGATTTCGTCATTAAGAGTTTTGATTGCGATATACTTATTGATATCATCATCGCTCTCTAAGTATGTAGTTATCTCGGATTTAAGCACATATGGAAATGGTTCCCAATTACGAGACTTGAGAGTATCATCATCCAGTTTACCTGTGTAGTATTCCCACTTCAACCGCCTCATTTTGTTATACTTAAACTCCGCCTCTTTAGAAAGTAGGCGATGTTTAGAAAGTATAGTAAGATACTTGCTGTGCAGTTTGGGTATATCAAGTAATGCTTTGCCTGGTTCTGTGCGGTCAATGTCACAATCTTTACGCCACATCTCTAGCAATTCTTCAATTTTTGTCATAGTATAAAAACCTCCTATTGGAAGTATATCAAATCATAATGCAGTTGTCAAGTATTATTTAATAACTACCTAATTGTTGCTTAGATGTTTGCGGTATAATATCATAGTAACTATACCGAAATGTGGCATCGGCAGTCAATATAGTGCCAGGATCGTCTTGAGTATTCATAACGAAAGTAGACAATGAAACAGGAAAACATTCATGAAAATGAAAATTGGTAAATGGATTATTTGAAGAATTATATATCGTCAATGTAGCATCAGAAAATTGAGGAAAAGTTTTACTGATATCAGATTCGACAGAAGCATACTTATTTAATTTACTTAAGTTTGTATATTCTGAAAACCTGGTTGGGAAAGTCATACCTCTAATCCAATCATGTATCTCTAACCAAGAAATTAATGCTTCATCAATGATAAAAGTAACATTCAATAGGTCATATATTGCCTTTTCACCTGGAGAATATATGTCAACGAATGGCGTGTTTCGAATAATTTCCGACAATGAGATGCCAGGAACACTTACGTTTTGGCAAAAGTATTGCATATTTGGTGCTCGACCAAATGTCAACAGAAATTTATTTGGTTGTAATGGATTTGGATTAAGTGGGTTTCGTGTGAGAACTGTCATAGTATCCTATTTATAAGATAAAAAAAAGAGGACTCTTTTTTAAGGAGTCCTCTTTAAAGATCACTCTATGGTGACTTTTTTATTACATGATGTTGGCAATACGGAATGAACGATAGTAGTTGTTCAACTGTGCGTTCAAGCCACCAAGACCTTGTGTAGTACCTTCAGCAAATGGGTTAGCAACTAGACCGTAACGGGTCTTGAAGCCAATCTTTGGCTGGAATGTACCTGTATCAACTGCACGAACCATTTGTAGAGGAACGTATGGGCAGTAGAAAATACCAGCGTCATATGCATTTGAACCCTTGTAACCAACAACCGCAAATTCAGCGGTAGAGCCTGATGGGAAGTATGGGTCAATGTAAACTTTGATACGACCAAACATTGTACCAGCGAATGTATTGCCAGTATCGTCAACGGTTAGGTTAACTTGACCTTGTAGGGCTGATTGATAGTCAAGAATACCAGCCATTGCAAAAGCAGAAGCAACATCAGAAGAACAAATCATGATGTTACCCTTACCGCGACGAGTTGTCTTGGCAATGGTATTAGCTTCGCGTTCGATTTGGAAAGCAAGACCTTTAACTTTTTCAACCATCCAACGACCGTTTGAGTCTGTGTCAAGGTCAAAAGTTCCGCGGGTTGTAGTACCTACTTGTGCGCCTAGTTTAGCAACACCGTAGACGGTACGAACAACTTCACGGTTGATTTCAGCAAGAATTTCTGTTGAAAGAATGTTTGCTAGTTCTGTTTCTGCATCTAGACCATGAACAGCTTTCAAGTCTTGTGCAAGTTCCATTGAGTATTCTGCCTTCAAAGCGCGAGTCTTTGCAGTAACAGTAACTTTCTCAATTGAGAATGCCATTTCTTGGAAGGTGTTACCTGCTGCACCATCGCCAAGTGCTTCAGCGGAACCGGTTGACATTGCAGCGGCAGCTGCTGCGTTGCTAACAAATGTTTCTGTTGTGTTAGCACCAGCAAGACCTAGTGAGGTCAACTGTGCAAGAATTGCGGCTGTCAATGCTGTGTTAGCACCAGAGAACTGAGTATTAGCTTCGTTGTAGAAAGCTTCTGTACCAGCTTGACCAGCGTAACGGGTACGCATTGCGAAAATCAAACCTGTTGGACCTGTCATTGGCTGAACACCGCAAATGTCATATGCAATTAGGTTAGGCAATGAACGGCGAACCAATGAGATTAGAATTGGATCAAAACCAGCAACTGGACCTGCTGCTGCTGCACCGCCACCGTAACCGCCTGTACCAGCAAAGTTTGTTGGTGAACCGGCTTCGTGTAGAATGCCAGATTCTTTCATCATTTCAACAGCTTGGTTTTCTAGAATAACTGCTGTAACTGCTTTGCGATATGGGTCTTTAATCGCGGGAAGATCAGCGTGTTCTAGAACACCTTCCCATTTCTTTTGTAGGCCTTCTGATAAATACATTGTTTATCTCCTTGTTTTACTAATTAAATTCTTGTTTTTGAAATTGCTTTAGAAACAGCGGCCACAAATGGATCGTTGATATCAACTGTCTTGCCGTCTGTATCTTCTACCTGCTCATGAAGTTGTGATTCAGTTGCTTTTTTGGCACCTGAAGGGAAGTAGTTCTCACGAATCGTATCAAGTTTGGTTTTGTATTCATCCTCTGTGGAGAATTCAACACTCTCTGCGAGTGATTTGATTTTTTCAACTTGAGTGGTCGTAAGACCTTCACATACCTCACGGGTAAGTTCATTTTTGCGTGATTCTACAAGAGCCTTGGCATAAGAAATGCCGCGCTCAATTTCTTCATCTAACTTGCTTTCAAGTTCTTCAACTTTACCTGCAAGTTCATCAACAAGATCAACCTTATCTTCTGGAACATTGATGTAATGTTCTGCAAATAGGTTGCGTAGACCAGCAATAAATTCTTCTGAAAGTTCTGAACGAAGACCTGATTCAATGGCAAGTTCATTGTCTTGCATCCATTGCTCAACAACATAGTTGAGGTAATCATCAACCTTTTCGGTTAAGTCTTGGCTCATTTCTGCGATAGCTTCTTCAAGCATACCAGCATATTTTTCTTCCACTTCTTCTTGAATTTGTGCTACGCGATCTTCAACACGGGCTTCAAAAATTGTAGAAACTTTAGATTTAAATTCTTCTGAAATGGTAGAATCATCTGCAAAAAGGGCGTCAACATCCTCTTTCATTTTTTTCTTCATCATTTCTTTTTTCTCATCATTATGCATTTTTTCAGCAATAATTTCTTCTTCAACATCTTCTTCTTCCTTCATGGTCTTTTGACCACCGCCAAGCATTTCTTGCTTGTCTGGAGAAGCAGCAGAAGGTTTAGTTGTTGGTGCAGCTGCACTCTTGCTAGATGGAGTAATCTTCGCAGAAT